AACATCTGCAGCCGGGGAACCTCGGGGGCTCCTGGTCGCCGCTGGTGTGTGCCTGGTCAATGGGGATCCAGCCGTCCCCCTCGTTCTCCTCGCACCCCTCGGAAACGCGGTCATCGTGGGAAGTGGTCCACATCTTCTCCATTTCGATCCCGTCATCAACGATGGTATCCGCAAAGGCCCGATTGCCCGCCTCGTATGCCTGGGCGCTCTCGTGCGTGGCAATGAGTTGCGCCCGCTTCGTGGTGATGGGGCCGAGAAACAGTTTGCGGATCTCCTTGGCGGTCTGGTTATAGCTCCAGCCGTTATCCAGCCCCTGCGCAATCAACCCTTTCAGGCTTTCCTTGGTGGTGTCCTGGATTCCCGCGATATACGCTGTGCTGCCGCCGTGCTTCATGAACCATGCCACGGCTCTGGGGTTCGCTAAACGAAATGTGGTCTTTGCATCAAATTTGAGTTGTGTCCTGAGCTGGTCGGCACCTTTCGGCAACGCCTCCCGCTCTATACTGACAATGGCATCCTGGAGGGCTGGTGTGGTCTGGGTCTCGACATCCTTCCATATCGCGTTCCATCGCTTGAGGGCGTCGGGGTTAACGGGGCGCTTGGCCTCCATCTGCCGGACGGGTTCCGGGCCCGGGAAATACTCCTCCATGAACTGGAACCGGAACATCACGAGATGATACTGCTCCTCGAATACTTTCTCGATATCCAGCAGGTGAGCCTTGGCGATCTGGTCTTTCTCCCGGGTCTTCTGCAATCCGATAGCGGCGCGGGTGAAGCGGGAGATCGCCCGGGTGAGGTGGGGGGATGCCGTGTTATCCCTCCCGGACCGCCTCTGATAGTGCGTGTGCTGCGGCTGCCAGTTCGTTCATGGCTGCCTGCTCCTGCTCGCTCTTGCCCGTTGGCATCATCGGATTGTCCACGGGGGGCTTCATCGCCCATTCTTGCAGGCTGCCCGGGAACTCCTGTTTCTTGGGCTTCTCCTCGTCGGTGCGCAGGTCTTCCGGAATCCCCAACTGTTCCCGGCACCATTCGGCGGGGGCGATTGCATCGGGATCGCTGCCAGTACGCAATTGCGCCATTGTAGCCGCCATCTTTGCGAAGTCCTGCGGGTCGGTGTCCTGCAATTTCAGTTTGATGAGGCCCGGAACGCCGGTTATCTTGTCGATGATCGCGGTGTTCCATAACTGTTCCACGTCCCGCTGGCAGCTCTTGATTTTCTTGAAGAAAGCGCCAACCCTCGTAACCGCCGTTGCATCCGTGGTTCCCTGCCTTAATCCGAGCAGTTCCCCCGGGATACCCATACCGGCAACCACGCGGGTCAGGGTGACATCGGAATACATCTGGACGTTCTGCACCCCTGCCGTATCCAGTGCCTGCACCACGACATCGCCTTCGGTGATGAACTGGTCTTTTGCATTGAAATCCTTGAACTCGGTTTCCAGTTCGTCGTATTCGGTATCCGTGAGCGGAACGGCGTCTGCCTTGGTGCTGTTGGCCTTGACGTGCCATTTCGGGGTACCGTGTAAACAGATGCCCGCTGCTATGGCTTCCGTGACCTTCGTGTCCCGCTTGATGTCATGCACCACCCGCTCGACCAGAGAGATCCCATACGGTGAATCGGGCCGGCTCATGTACTGGTAGTGCAGCACCTGCGAGGGTTCCAGCCGGATCGGCTGAATGCTGTTACCCCGGTTGTCGAACCGCTGCTCGTAGGATTCAATAGAGCCCGTGGTGTTCGTCTGGAACTCAAAGCATTCAGCCGGGCGGGGGATGACGTTGACCGGCACGGTTCCGAGGGAGCCTTTGCCATAGACGATCTCCGCCACGCCGTCCCGGACGACCTCAGCATCGACCATGAGCTGCCACATCACGTCATAGAAGTTAATCCGCGTCAGGAACTCTTCAACGTCTTTCTTTGCCCGTTCCCCGTCGCCTTTCTCTTCGTCAATCTCCAGTTCATACCCGTTGCCGATGGCGTAGAGCGGGTAGAGGTCCACGCCTTCAGCCACGTAAGCGCCCTGGAGGTAGATGTTGCGGAATCCCCGTAACCGCTTGAAGTTCCGGTTGGGATCCTGCGTGAGGTCCAGCCCTGTTCCGCTACTATACGCTTTTGCCCGGGTGAGTGCTTTCTCGGTCGGGCCTTCCAGCAGGCTCAACGTCCTGCCCCATGCTGTGATTCTCATGATCGTGCTCCTATCGTTCTCCCGGTCGCCCGGATATGGCCGCCGGTCTGTCTTGATAATGCAGTCAGCCCCCACACGCAGGCGTCCAGATGGTTCGGGCTGTTGATGCCCTCCGTCTCCATCTGCGGGGAATAACTGCATTGTTCATCTTCCAATTCCGGGAATTCATTGACGTGGTGAACTCTCCCCTGCTCGTACAGGTTGGCGATGGGTTCTGCCCGCATGATCTTGCCGCGGGACGCGTGGACCATCTTAAACGGCACGTTCGGTTCAATTGCTTTGACGTTCCGCTCTACCAGCTCCCCGCCGTTGTTGACTTCCCCGATCATCAGGTCTGCTTCAAACTCATGGAACGCGGTAAGAGCGGCTTGCCCCCAATCGAGGGGGGTGGCATGTTCAACGCTCCGGTCAGCCAATACATAGAAATGTGGGAGCGGGTTGCGGGTGTCGATGCCCTGGACCGTGATGCCCGTGGCGTTCGCGTTCTCCCCCGAGGTGACTGCCGGGTCAATCGCAACCACGATACGGAGCAGGGCCGGTGCTTTCTGGACCCGGTTGTTGTTGATCCATACTCTTCTCCAGAGTGCTCCCTCCAGATCATCGAGCCACACCCCTTCCTTGAACCGCTTGCGTTTACGTTCTGACAGCCCGCCGAGCTCGGTCTCGATATATCCATCGGGGAGGTTCTCGCGGTTCCCTTCGGGGTTCATCTGGATCTCCGCGAAAAGGTGAGGGAACGGGTGAGCCACGCGGGTTACGGGGTTGATTTTCAGGAAGAAGTAAAAGTAAAGCCAGTGGCCCTTTGTTGGGGGATTGCAGTCGAAATACGCCTTATTTTTCAGGATGGTTTTCTGTGCCAGCCGGGTAAGGGCCGTCTCTACTGCATGGAAACTGATCTGCGATGATTCGTTGAAGTAGATGGTCACGTACTCGAGACCGAGGATCTTCTCGGTCCGCTCCTTGTCGTCCAGCCCACCGATCCATATCTCGGAGCCGTTCGGGAACTTCACGAAGTAATCCGTATGATTGAAAATAATCCGGCCTTTCAGCTCAGGGAAGCATAGTCTCAACACTTTCGGGAGGGTATCCATGAAAATAGCGATCTTCGCATCCCGGAAATGGAATCGGGTGATCAGATGTCTGGATCCCGGGGCTTTGCAGGCCCTCACGCAGATCGCCCGGATCAGCTCAAAGGTTTTCCCGCTCCGGCTTCCCCCATGCGCAAGAACGCGAGTATATTCTGCCGATAGGAGCCCCCGCAGTTTCTTCTGGTCCGCCGTCATGTGGAACGCGGGCGGTTGCTGGTACTGTACCGGCATGGCGGTGGCTGAGCTCATAGGTTCGCATCCTCCTTGTCGAAGTGCATTGCTATATTGCCGGTGTGCTCAATGTCGTGCTTATCCCGCCAGTCTTTCGGCTGTCGGTTCTTGAGCCAGAAGATTTGTGCGGTTACGTCCGGGGCTACCTGTTTAGTGGTCGTGGTGGTGACGGCGCCTTTTTCCGGATCTTCTTTGACCGAAATTTCCGTATATTCGTAGCCTTTCGCCCGTTCATAAAGCGAGGCCACGATTACAGAGTCCGCCTGGTCCTTGTTCTTTTTTATGGCGTCGGAAAATTCGGGGAATTGTTTCCGCCACTGGTCGAGCGTGTCCGTATTTACCCCGATCGCTTCTGCGATCTCTGGGTTTGTTTTCCCCATCAATGCGAGATCTCCCGCCTTTTTTGGGTGAATTTCGGGATTATAGAGACTTGGGCGCCCCCGCTTCTTCTTCTGTTCAGGCGGTAGTTTCTTTGTCATAATTATCCCGAATTCATCATAGGCAGAACACCAGCCCTATCGCCATGACAACCGCCATGCTCCGGCAGTATA